GCTAGAATAAAATGTCGAATACTAGACCACAAATGTGGTATAATATCCAACTACTCCTTTATTATTGGGAGCGATCTCTATGGTTTCTGAAACCAAGCTAGCCCACCGAACCCAACAAGGGCCTGTGGACAAACTTGCAGAAAGCAATGATTGACATCGGTGGACGAAAGATTTCGCCTAAGAATAACGTTATTTCAATGGACGTTAATTCTCAGTAATTATAAAGTAAACCATAAATCTTTATAACTGGTGGAAGTTTTAAGTACTTCCATACTGCTGACATTAAGTATGCCAGCGCACTTTTGGCAGATAAGGAGCCACCCTATATAGGAACTGTCCCTGCCATCACACTCACCATAGGAGGAATGGAAATGAAGCAACCAAAGTTGCAGTCATCACCACCTGCTCGATGAATACCAACAGTAGGCTCTATATTCATTGAAAGATTAGTTATCGAAACGACAACTTTACTTCTTCCACTAAATACTGGTGTAGATATATTTGGACTAGCTACATGTTCCCAATTCACTCTAGAATGCATCATGTTATACTGTGGTACTTGAATTTCTGCACACAAATTCTGACCTAAGTGAGAATACGTGCGTAAGATATTGGACGTACTTACAGCTGTAGTGCCTGTTAAACCTAAAGCATTCAAGTTCGAGATACTTGAAATGGATAAGTTATCAACGGGCACCGCAAACAACGAAGCAGAAAAAGAATTACTTGAACTAGCTCCAGAAGCTCCAGTCATGTTGATTTTCAACCTAACAGATCCTCTACTAAATAAATAGATAGAGGAAAGTATAGTATATAAATCAGCAACTTGAGTCGAGGCAGCGTTGGCTACCGCATCAAAATACACCGGAGTGTTAAATGGTGCTATATTCAAGAATTTGTTGGCAGCTGCAGCAGGATTTTGATAAGGTAAAAAGTTAAAACTTTTTAACATCGTTCGAAAAGAACTAATCTTTTCTCCTACACAAGCTGCAGCATTCAAATGATCATCTGAACGCATAGATGAAACACCTAAAGTAGTGTCTGTCATAGCACATGCAGAATTGGTATTGGAAAAACCAGCTCCGCTCTGGGGAACGACATTCACAGCAGGAGCATGATTAAGTTGTCTAGGCACAGCAACTTCAAAGTCAGGTCCCGCAGATATTTCTACAATGATAGGAATTTGATTAGGAACAGTAGAAGGTCCCGTTAAAGGATCTATAACATAAATCTCAATGAGACCAGTACTATTACCATTTCCTACCAATGTATTTCTAAAGGGAGTAGATGATATATAAGGAATAGTAAGAGTAACCATATTAGTTTCTCTGATGTCTACAATGTGTCTGTGAGTGAAAGCAGACAGAGGTAGAGTTAAAGTCCTAGGAGCTGAAGATATATCTTCAAATGGAGCAAAACAAATTGCTAACCTTCCAGAGTGGAAATTAGTTTTAACAAATTTAAATGTATAAACAATTGATCCTCTCCAGTAAGTAAAATGTCTTGATACAAAATCAATTGGTTTGTAGTTGTTGGCTACAACACCACCAAAAGCCAATGTAAAATTATTGACATTTTCCAAAGGACAAACTTCTTTAGTCATTTTTCTAAGACCAATTCCATCGCTAAAATTCCAAGTGATTAATTGATCAAAAGCAGGAATAGAAGCAATGAATGAGAAATCCATTTCATCAGTATTCGTGCCTGAAAAACCAGGTAACACATGGAGTTGATTTTTGGAAGATAATGAAAGCATTTGAGAATAATCAACAGCATCAACATTGCAGTAATCCTGCAAAGTAGATCTGTACATTCTCTTAGTAGGTTCCATTGATGCTGGTCTAGACCAACCAAAGACCATAGCAGTCTTGGCCAATCTCTCAGATAACCAAGAAATTCCTGTGGCATAATCCCCAATAAAAGGTACTTTAGAGAGAGTGCCTGAAGCTTTAGAAATTAAGGAAAGAGAGTTAGACAATGGTTGAACACCAATTGCCTTAGCTTCTCTATCTGTATTACTGAATCCAGCTCCAGATTGAGGCACTGTAACTCCAACTAACTCTATATCTTCAAAATGTCCCCAAATGGTGTAACCAGCTGTCTGGTTAACAATACCGTTTAATGTGACATATGGGAAAAGAGTTAAATATCCCAACGAACCAAAGAGTTCAGTACTCGACTGACCAGCTAATGGATAAAAGTTTTTACTAGACACGTATGGTACTCTAAGTACTACATGAGTGTCACAAGCCAAATCTAATTCCACTCTGGGCAAAGTCGATCTCTGAACCAATGATTGAATGTGAGGATTATAATGTGTTCCAACCGTGGCAGCGTTGATTCCTGTACCTCCTAAAGGAACCCACGTAAGCATATACCTACCTTGCTGAAAAGGATTGGCATTAACTTGTAACCTGAAAACCATAGTGGCTCTAATACCTAAATAACCTTGCAATTTATTATTAATTGTCGAAAAGGTTTGAATTAAAGTACTAGGCATGAGCATAGTAGGAAAAGACGATACAGTATCGGTATTTCCTAATGTATTACTCTGCAATATCACTGGTTTAGACAAAAATGTCTTGATGTCTTGGTTGAAATTATCGGATGATGATGAGAACATCTTTTGATAGATGGACGCAGGATTGTCGATAGAACTGGTGGTAATACCGGCATCATCATTAAATATAGTAGTAGCTTGCACTTCAGAAGTAGCAGATGCTTCTACATTAGTTTGAGAGAAATTATTCCCGCTCTCTTCGGGTGTTGTGTTTGTATTTGTAGGCCAGAATATTAAGATCAAACGACGTCTGTACAACGCTTGAAATTTGGAGGATTGGTGTTTAGGAGGACTGCTCCAAAGGACACCGAAACTAAATAGCACCTTGACAATTCTATAGCAATACAATCATGATTTTACTCCATATATCATGAATGCAAGATCACATAGAATCCTTGATTTCTCTACACTTTTGGTCTTCCCATAAAGTGTCACATTCCTTATACCGCAGTAATCACGTGGTGTTGGTCACCACCCTCGGCTACTTACGTCTAGACGAGACGAGTGTAAGTCACTACCTTTACTAGTTTAAAGTCATAGTAAGGACATTGCTTCCTTATAGGAAGAATGTTCGAGAGTTCAAAACCTCAAACATTCTAGAACTATGGGGCATAATCCACGGTTCAGAAGGCTGAATCCCAGGGAAATGTCCTATGGTAGTAGGTAATACTAAAGAAACATAATTATCGTACGCTTCTTTACCATGTAAACTGGCCTCACGAAGTGCTGTAATCACATTTTCTACTGTGATTTTATCACCTTCAGTACCTTTCTTTGTCCACTCTATCATCTCGTTGATAACAGAGAAACGGAGAGGTGCTATAAAGGCACCTACTAAAGGTTCAAATTTAAATTTTCTTTTAAGAAATTCGATTTGTTCCAAACACCTAAAGGGTTCCTCTAAAAGAGCTTCCTTATCTTCAGGTGTGTAAGTGAGACCTATTTCTTCCATAAGTGGTGGAAGTGTAAGTTCATTAAAATCCCTATATTGAGGGTGCACAGAAAATATATTATCATCTCCCATAACAAGCAATTTAACACCTGTTTGAAAACGGGGACGATTCTCATCCTGTCTATACCAACAATATCTGAAAGCAAGAGAATTGTAAAGACAATTGAGTAATGTGGTCAATGGATTGCCACTTGGCATACCACCTACCCAGTCGTAAACAATACCTCTATATACGTGAACGGAATTAGTAATACATGAAAATAAAGATCTACGAATATGATCAGTTTGAGGATCCTCATACCATCCATTAATAAGTTCTAAAATAATCAATTGCAATCTAGGTAAATGAGATCCATCGTAAGCGGTGTAATCTCCAGCACCTTTATTTGCACCAGTACCAAAAACGTTGAGATTCCTTGCAATTCTATCCCACTCGTTAGAGTATGGATTAACTCCAATGGCACTCTCGTTATCAATACGACACGATTGGTAATTTAAACTAAAATCACCAAAATACATCTTGACTACGAGTAAGAAAATGAAAGGAGATCCTGAAAAAAGTCTTGTTTTACCAGCAATAACTTTAGCTCTAGGTCTTCTCTCATCCTTCAAATTGTCCGTATAGACAACTTCAGGAATTATGCCACTATTTAATTTTGCAATAAAATAGTCTACTTCTTTTTCTATCTCTTTAAAGGCAACCTCTCTTTCTTCTGATCCTGCAGGTGCAGAATAGTAGTTTTTCTTAAGATTGACATTTCCTGTCAAGTTCATAGGATAACCAGCACTAGTACTAGACGTAATACCTTCTAAGAGGCCACTAATATCTGTACCGTCTAAAACATCCCTCAAATTAAGAATTCTGGGTTCATGTCCAGGCATCATGTTCATAACAAGCATTTCTAAATCAAAAGTAGCTCTCTTAAGAGCTTTATCATTGATATTAGTATCTCTATTAAGACAATATTTGGTTAGCGCTACTTCAAATGGATCTATTACTGTTCCGTCCTCTCTTTCAATAGGTCGCAGCAATGAAGGTTCCATATCAACTTCACCGTGAATTCCATACAACTTGGATTTTCTTAGTGATGTTACTAAAACAGCATTTGGTGCTTTGTCTAGTTTTCCTTCAGAGTGAAATCTACCCTCACCGAATTGTATATCAGTTTGGGCGAGAATTAATCCCTCTTCTTTTACAGGATTATCTGCAGGTTCTCCAAAGAGAGCCAAATCAGCAACAATGTCTTCTTGACATACTGAAGCTGAATAAGAGTATCCATTAGATACTAACTTATCAGAAACCCCTGCTACATGCATACCGAATATTTTACGTTTCGGTTGTTTGTTGTCCAAAACTACCATCATAGCTCCACAATCACCTCCATTAGTGAATCCTCTGTACCTATAACCAGTACGGATTTGATACTCACAATGGGGAGATGAATTATGAACCACAATGTTATCGACTGCAGTAGCAAATTCTCCAAACACTACATCAGACTCCGTTTTAGGGGCTCTCATTGTGAATGGAATATTTGAAATATGTTGGGGGTAGTCAGATCGGAAAGCAAAATTACCAACTCTATCTGCTCCTACCTGGAACGATTCTGGTAATCTAACAAGGGTTAAATCATTATGAACTAATTGTCCAGTAACGTGACCAAGAATGATATCAGCAACACTGTAAGTATATACTGAATTCTTAATTCCTCCAACATCTTTGTAGAATCGAACGCGAACCCTTTGGTTATCAGGGACGCATTCAACTCCTTCAATGAATTTCCTAACAAAATGATATGGCATAAGAACTATTCTGCCTCTTACAGCAAAACAAGCTCCCATCAATCTAAAATTGTTGGAATCTGGACAATCTTCCATTTCAATTTTATACCAGCTCTTTTTAAGAACACTGGTCATCAAATCGTAACCTGATTTATCCAAATCTGTAATGGATTGGGGTGTAATCAACGCTTTAGCCTTGGCTGAATCCACTATGTAAGTAGACGTAGCTCCCTTTGGCCTATGCATCGTTGTTTTAGAAAGAGATTCCGAAGAGATCTCATCCTGAACACTAGACACACCCATATATGAAGATATAGCTGAACTAACGAAATCGTAAGCTTTACCCAAAAGAGAAAAACATAATTGTATAATTTTTGCTCCCACGGCGAGTCCGAAGAATGTCGCTATGCAAACAAAAATGAGAGCATACCACGACAGACTTTTCGCGAATGTAGTAACATAATTAATAACGGGGTGAAGGATTTCTATCCCTTCCCATATCTTAGTTTTCAACTTCTGAAATGTGCCTTTTGCGTTTTCAACATTGAAGTATCGTCTACTTCCCCATAACATGTTCACATGTGGATTATTAGCAACGTGATCTTTTAAAAAGTCTAAGGTTTTCCCTAAGGAAACTGCTTTTATCCAAGATTGATTGTAATATTTCAACATTTTTAAATGAAACAGGAGTAGAGGTCCCGTGAAAATGAAATTGAACTTCTCTTTAGCTAGAGCAAGTACCTTCATGTCACGAACCTCATTCACTAGATTCTTAGCTACCCTGATATAAGATTCAGAGTACTCAGAAGTGACACTACAAATGTAATTGTTTTCTGGTTTGGAACCATTGACAATCTCATCAAATGTCTCAAGTTTTTCTTCCATGTCTTCAAGTTGAACATCATAGGGCTCATTATTAGAGAAATTGGCTCCAGACTCTGGAACTATATTTTCTGCGTCAAAGTAAGTCTCCTCTTCAGGTTCTTCAACTTTGTTACCTCTATATTTATCTCTAGTTGCTTTAAACTCAGCGTCTTGTGTAATTTTCCAGTTCTTCCTTTTGTCATGTTCGTGAATACAAACTTGAACAAAATCGTCAAAACCGATTGGAGGACCACAAGGATTGCCATCATCATCGGAAGGTACGAAAATCTGTACTTGAGGGCACAAACTACCGTAATCCTTTCCTAGATGCTGTTTTATAGGCAATTTTGTTGGGTCAATTTTTCTTTTATAGTAATCTAGAGCAACTGTATCGTCAGTACAATACTCCTCTCTTATACTAATAATGTATCTCACAGGGAACCTCCTGTTTAGAGCTTCATTAGAAACAATTGAGGCAGCCTTAAGCTTAACTAAATTTGTTGTACAAAGAAAAAATCTTGAGTCAAAAAAAGTAGTGCCTTTGGCTTCAAGTTTAGCCATGTGCATAATATACTCATAAGAGTTAATAGCTCGGATAACTTTAAGAAATTCATTGTCTGGTACACCAGGAACATCTACAGCTTGTCCGAAGTCATCAATCACTGTGATTAGAGAACCTTGCTTGTAACCATCCCAAAACTTAGTTTCGGGAGTATGTACTGATATTTTAGTACTGGCACTAGCTTTGAACTCTTCATATTCGTCATCAGACAACAATGCTGCGCTTAAAGCATTACAAAGATGCATGACTGTAATAGATTTGCCTACACCTGCTCCTCCTTGGAAAATGACACCAACAGGCTCTTGTCGGATACCCTGTTTAGTGAAATTTAAATTCCTAAAGACTTCAAACATGTCATTCAAATATTTCAATTCGATATTGACTAGTCTTAAGAATCCTTCTGAATTCTTATCTCTAGGAATGTTTTTGACAATAACCTTTCCTCGTTGAATAAAATCGATAATCCGATTGTAAGTCATTACGGTTTTAGGCAGGGTGCCATTGACGTCTGAACTGTGAAATTCGTTAAGTTCATCTAAAAAGTCATCAATTTCTGTGCTCGAAGAATCGAACACTCTCATACTAGGTAAGGAAAATAACTTATTCCTCACAAAGTTTACGACTATTTCAAAACATTTAACAATAGTTTTTAGACAGTCTTCGAGACCTCTCTTAGATCTCGTACTATCTGCTAAAATTTTTGTGACAGAACCTAAACTCAAAAAATCGAGTTTGATAGCTGATGTGGCAGCTATACCTGTGGCTAGTAAACCACTGAGGGTGTCTAATTCTTCAACTCCTATTTCAGGAACAATCTTGGCGGCTGGTTTGTCGCTACCGAAGTTGTTCATATAAACAGAATAAACTCTATCTAACATGCTTCCTACGAATGATTCCATATTAAGGAAAAACTCTTTGGAGGAAAGATATTTTAAGGCTATTAAAGAACAAACTAAAACACCTATTCTCTTGACATCGGTCACATTAAATGACCAATAGAGACCAGATGCAATTGTTAGTGCACTGAGTGCAAAATCTTTATATTGTGTCCCTTTATCTGAAAAACCATTAATGGTTTCTCCAGCGGAACCAACCTTGTCTAAAGTTTCGTTGAAAGTTTCTATTGTTATACCTATTTCAGGCATCTTTTCATTTATTTGAGATATTATATCCTCAACTCCGTTTAAAGAGTCACTTAACTTAGGAATAATACTTCTGAAATCAATGAGACCATTCCTGGCCTCATCTGCTATGGATTGAAAGTGTCCTTCATTAACTCCGCAGAAAATTTCCGCAATGGATTGAGGAACAACTCTCATTTTATTAAGCATTTGTTTCATGGTAGTCTTATGTTTAATGTGTCTCGCGAACATTACATTTTTGAAACTAATAACACCCCTGTAATTAGCGGTCGGAATGCTACTCGAATCATATATATCATCGCAAAAGCAGAAATCATAATATTGACTACATTGAGGACATGTCATTAAATCGTCTGCTAAAACGTCTAATTCTCTAGGAGATCTCGCTTTAGCAAGCTCATCTTTGACAATATCCATACTCTTTTCGGTAAAGAGTGGAACCAGAATTTTTAAATCTTTCTTGATTGTTTGGTTTTGTTGTGTGTGTGTTGACATATTCTCTTTAGGTTAACAGCACCAGCTTTTTAGAATACGTAATCCACGTCGATCAATAATGTTGAGTCATTGTCTAATTGGGAAATTCTATCAGCATCACAAGTATGGTGCACGTATTTAATAAGTATTTTTCGTTATTGTGCATCGTGTTCTATGTAATAAAAACTAATATGTGTTGGAAACTGATTCTTTCTAACCACGTCCTACCACTATCATAATTGATATGGTTTCTCGCGCCTATAATAGAAATAAATCCTGTTCACACTTTCGTTAATAATATTCATGTAAGTTCTACTTCATAGAATAAAAACTACGACTATAAATACATCCTTGTGTACAGATTGGGGACAGTATGTGATTTATCAAAATCTTTATCAATCTTACAGTGTTAACTGCAAGTATTGCACAAACTCCTGAATTATAGCTCAGGTAACTATACGGAAATAATTAATATAATTAAAGGGGAAACATTTTAACGTAAAATGAATAAAACGACACTTTTATCATAGTGAGAAAGATCATGTAAATTAATATTCACTCCGGTCATCCGGTGATAGATAAATAAAAATCTTGCATAAGACAAAATGTAAAGAACAGTGGAAAATAAATTAAGACCGTCGAATAAATTCTTCGATCAAAAAGTACTTAAAGTAACTATTCAATCCAATTGAAATAAAGAATCCCATGAGGAATCCTTAAAGGCTGATGTAAACTAAAAGTTTAC